GCGATGGCAAAAAAAGAAATCAATTTCATGAAGAAAAAGGGTGCTCCAGCATCCATGATCAAGCATGAGAAAGCCGAGTACGGCATGAAGAAGGGCGGCTCTGTTGCTGACTCAAAAATGGGCGCAGTGAAGACTGCTGCACCAAGCCGTGATGGCCTTGCTGTTAAAGGCAAAACAAAAGGCACTATGGTAAAAATGGCCCGTGGCGGCAGGGCCTGCTAAGGAGTTTGCAATGAGTAAAGAAATGATTGAACAAGCCATTCAAGATGCCAAGGATGCAAAAGATCGCGCCAAGGCAGAGAAGGCATACAACGATGCAAGCACTACGCCCCCAAAGCCTGCGCTGCCAGTCAAAAAGATGGCAAAAGGCGGGGTGACTCGTGCTGATGGTTGCATCACAAAAGGCCACACCCGTGGCAAGATGGTGTAAGCCATGAGATCAAGTCGTGGCATGGGTGCCATTCTTCCTTCAAAGATGCCATCTGGTAAGCGTAAAGCTCGCCGTGATGACACCGACTTTACGCAGTATGCCGAAGGTGGAGAGGTTGGTTTGTATGACAACATCCACGCAAAGAGAAAGCGGATTGCCGCTGGCTCTGGAGAGAAAATGCGCAAGCCAGGTTCTGCTGGCGCTCCAACGGCTCAGGCATTTCGCCAATCAGCAAAGACAGCGAAGTAAATTATGACCACCTCTGGCACCACAGCGTTCAATATGGACCTCACGGAAATCGTTGAGGAGGCGTATGAACGCGCTGGTGGAGAGTTGCGTACAGGTTATGACCTGCGTACGGCAAGCCGTTCTTTGAATTTGATGTTCTCGCAATGGGCGAATCGCGGCTTGAACATGTTTACCTACGAGCAGGGCATGATCCCGCTTGTGGCTGGAACAGCAACCTACGATTTGCCAGAAGACACTGTTGATTTGCTTGAGCATGTCATCCGAACTGGCGCTGGCAGTGCGTCAACTCAAGCCGACCTGACTATTACTCGGATCAGTGTATCCACCTACGCCACAATACCAAACAAGCTTCAGCAAGCCCGTCCAATTCAAGTTTGGATTGAGCGCCTTGATACGCCGCGCATCACCGTGTGGCCTGTTCCGGATAACTCGCAGCCCTATGTGTTTGTTTACTGGCGTCTGCGTCGTATCCAAGATGCCGGGACTGGCGTGAATACGATGGATATGCCATTTCGCTTCTATGAGGCCATGACGGCCGGATTGGCATATCACCTTGCATTGAAGATTCCTGGTGCAATGGAGCGATTGCAGATTCTGAAGCAGCAATACGATGAGGCTTGGGATTTGGCGTCTTCTGAAGATCGCGAGAAGGCCGCAGTTCGGTTTGTTCCACGGCGACAGTTTATTGGCGGTGCCTAATGGGAAATCGTTTCGCATCTGGCAAAAAGGCGATTGCGGAATGTGATCGCTGCGGGCAGCAGTACAAGCTCAAGCAATTGCGTACGGAGATCATCAAGCAGAAAAAATATGAGCTGCTTGTTTGCCCGGAGTGCTGGGACCCTGATCAGCCACAGTTGATGCTTGGTACATTTCCTGTAGATGACCCGCAGGCGCTGAGAAACCCCCGCAGGGATACGACGTATGTGACTTCTGGCTTAAATGCCAATGGAAGCCTCTCTGGTGGATCAAGAGACATTCAATGGGGGTGGGCTCCTGTTGGTGGTGGAAGTTTTGTTGATGTTGGTTTGACTCCAAACTATTTGGTTGCAACCACATTTGTTGGTACAGTTACTGTAAATTGAAGGAGTTCATCATGGATGCGAAAAAAGCAGTTCACAAGCATGAAGCAAATATGCACAAGGGTCAGCCAATGACCAAGCTTGCCAAAGGTGGCAAAACCAATCTGCAAATGAAGCAGTTGGGCCGAGGCTTGGCAAAAGTTGCAAACCAGAAAAAATCTGTGCGATCAGTTCCAAAGTCTGGAGTCTAACCATGGCTACATTCAGCAAAAAGATGATGGGCAAAGAAGTTGGCTCAGCCAGCGTCTATGCCAAGCCTCACACTATGTCTGGCAAGGCTGTAAAGGCTGAGCAAAACCCAGGCAAAGAGCCAAATCGCAGCAATGTTGATACAGTCAATATGTCTGTTGGCAATCTTTCAAAAGCCGCTGGAAATATTGACACCAAGACCAGCGGGGTCAAAATCCGTGGTACTGGCGCAGCTACAAAAGGCATCATGGCCCGAGGCCCGATGGCGTAAAGCATGACGTACGACGAACTTGTAACGGCAGTCTCCGACTATTCGGAGAACACATTCCCTACCTCGGTCATGAATACCATGATCGAGCAGGCAGAGCAGCGCATCTACAACTCGGTGCAGCTTGCCAACTTGCGGAAAAACGTTACCGGCACGCTTACATCAGGTAACAAGTATCTTCAGTGTCCAGCGGATTTTCTTTCCGTGTACAGCCTTGCCATCATCAAGGCCGATGGAAGCTATGAGTACTTGCTTGATAAGGATGTGAACTTCATTCGTCAGGCATACCCAAATCCAAGTACGACAGGGACTCCAAAGCATTACGCAATCTTTGGACCAAGATCGGATGATGACACGGAGCTTACCTTCATCATTGGTCCAACTCCAAATTCGGCGTATGGTGCTGAGCTGCACTACTACTACTACCCTGAATCAATTGTCACGGCAGGTAGTACTTGGCTTGGAGATAACTTTGACTCGGCATTGTTGAACGGGACAATGATTGAGGCCATTACCTACATGAAGGGTGAGGCCGATATGGTCAAACTGTACAGCGACCGTTTCATGTCTTCTATGGCGCTCCTGAAGAACCTGGGTGATGGCAAGCAGCGCGAAGACGCATACCGCAATGGTCAAGTGAAAGTGCGGGTGGCTTGATGAGTATTGTTCAAACTCAAACCACAAGCTTCAAAAAAGAGTTGTATGAGGCCATCCACGACTTCTCATCAGATGTCTTTAAGATTGCCTTGTACACAGCCAGCGCCAGCTTAAATGAGGACACAACAGAGTATTCCAGCACCGATGAGGTGACGGGTACGGGATATTCCGCAGGCGGCGTTACATTGACCGGCACTGTAATTTCATCGTCAGGATTTACGGCGTACGTAAACTTTGACAATGTTTCTTTTGGGGCGGACGTAACGGCTCGATGCGCGTTGATTTACAACAGCAGCAAAGCAAACCGCTCCGTTGTTGTTTTGGATTTTGGCTCAGACAAGACATCAACAAATTTCACAATCACCATGCCGAGTAACACGGCAACTTCCGCGTTAATCCGCAGCTCAAATTAAGGACTTACCATGTTTGATAACCTTGCAAAATCCACCGACACAGTGTCTTCAGGGCTTGTTTGCGGAACCAAACCACAGGCCAAAGCGAAGGCTGGTGGCGTGTATAAAATCCAGTGCGTTGGCGCTGATGGCAACGTCAAGTGGGAAGAGGAGATGCACAACCTCGTGGTCAACCAGGGCCTGCAAAGCATGGTGTCCGTGTATCTGGATGGTGCGACACAGATCACCACTTGGTATATTGGCTTGATCACCGGCCCTGGCTCCGGCACAACAATTGCTGCTGGTGACACATTGGCATCTCATGTAGGCTGGACAGAGTTCACAGACTACTCCGGCAGTCGCAAGACAGCAACGTTTGGCACCGCTACAACAGCCGACCCTTCGGTTATTGACAACTCAGCTTCTCCTGCGTCTTTCACCATCTCTGGAGCTGGCGGGACTGTAGCTGGGGCATTTTTGGCAAGTGCAAGTAGCGGAACGTCTGGTACTTTGTTCTCGGCATCAGACTTTCAGTCTCCAGGCGACCGCGTGGTTGTAAGCGGGGACACATTAAATGTATCGTATACTTTTTCCCTTGATGCAGCTTGATTGGGTGACACCCTAAGTTTGGTGCAGCACCCGCTACGGCGGGTGTTTCTTTTTGGAGGATTGACATGAAGATCGACTTTGAATTTGACACACCCCACGGCTTGTTTCGTGATGCCTTGCATCTGCCAGATGACCACACGTTCACCGATGAAGAAATTCAAGCAATGAAGCAACAGCGAGTGGACAACTGGATCGCTGTAGTCACTGCACCACCCGCTGAAGAATTGCCTCCTACTGAGGAGGTGTAAATATGGCTGACAGATTTTGGGTTGGCGGGGCTGGTAGCTGGAACAGCACGACTAAATGGTCAGCTACCAGTGGTGGTGCAAGTGGTGCATCTGTTCCTACGTCAGCAGATAACGCCATCTTTGATACCAACTCAGGTACTGCGCACTTTACCGTAACGGTCACAGACAACGCAACTTGCGCCAACCTGACAATTACCCCCGAAGCAATAGCAGGTGTAACTGAGTTTGCTGTTGGCAATGGATTTGTTATTGCGGGTACGCTTTCAACAAGTGGCACGGCAGGCAATCGACGCATTTGGTTTCGCTCGTCTACCTATGGTTTGATGCGTGACATTCGTATTGCCACCATTGGTTCTGTCAGTGATGTTGACTTCAGAGATATTCGTGTCACTGGTGCTGGTGGTACGTTGAGTGGTACACGGATTGGTGACTTGCGCGGCAACAGCAACATTACGTTCAGTACACCCAAGACTGTGTATTGGAACTTGGCGGCTGGTGGTAACTGGAGTGCTGATGCTTGGGCCGCTACTTCAGGCGGTGCAGTTAGCACAGACAATTTTCCGTTGGCTCAAGATACTGCTACGTTTGTTAATACTGGTTTAAATACATCGGCTACCGTAGTTTTGGATGCTGCAATTCCTTATGCAAGCACGGTGGATATGTCAGGGCGAACAAATGCAATGACTATAAACATAGGTCATGCTGCTCAAATTTTTTATGGAAACTGGATAAATGGTTCTGGAACTACGATTTCTGGCACAAACGTGCTTACTTTTGCAGGCCGCAAAACACAAACCATTACTAGCGTAGGTAAAACTTTTTCTGGTGGTATTACCATAGATTCATACGGCGGCACAGTTGAACTTGCTGATGCGCTGAACATTGGATCAAGCACCCTCACCGTTACCAACGGCACTTTTGACACCAAGGGTTATTCGGTTGCTGCTGGTAGTTTAGGTTCCAGCAACACCAACGTCAGGACTATCAATCTTGGAGCAAGCACGATTACGTTAATTACAAGCTCCGGCATTGCATTTACAACAGATACTAATTTAACTTTTAATGCAGGTACTTCAAATATTGTTTGTGTTTCTTCTAATCCGTCATTTAACGCTAATACCAAGACTCTATATGACGTAGCTTTTACAAGCACGATAAGTAATACAACCATTACAATATCTGGTGCAAGCACTTTTAATAATATTTCAGTTACCGCGCCATCTTCTGCGGGGTTTCGTGTAGTAGCGTTTGTTGGTAATCAAACTATTACAGGAACGCTTACTTGCGCTGGAGCATCACCAATACGCCGTATCTTCTTGCGCTCTGACGCTCTCGGCACACAGCGTGACTTAACCGTAGGAACTCTAGTCGCCACAGACTGCGACTTCCGCGACATTGACATTCTTGGCGCTGCTGCTGGCTCTACGCCTACACGCGCTGGTGACTGCGGTGGTAATTCTGGAGTCACGTTTCCAAGCCCTAAAACGGTTTACTGGAATCTTGCTGGCGCTCAGAACTGGAGTGCTACAGGGTGGGCTGCATCGTCTGGTGGTACACCTAACGTCAACAACTTCCCGTTGGCTCAAGACACGGCTGTGTTTGACAATACTGGCTCTGTGGGAACGGTCACAATTGATGCTGCTTGGAACATTGGTACTTTTGATGCGTCATTGCGAACAAGTGGAATGACTATTGCTACTACTGTGGCTACACCGGTTGTTCATGGTAATTGGTTGTTTGGTACTGGAGTTACTCCTTCAGGCACAACAGGAATTACTTTTGGTGGGCGCGGTACGCAAACAATTACAAGTAATGGGGTTGTTTTTACGCAAGTAATAACTATTAATTCTATTACGGGTACGACTCAACTTGCGGATGCCCTTACGATTGACTCTGGAAGAACTTTTGTCCTCGCATCTGGCACGTTTGATGCTGTTTCCTACAACGTCACAACAGGGTTATTTTCAGACGCAGGATCATCATTAAGAACTCTAAAAATGGGTTCTGGTACTTGGACAGTATCGGGTACGGGTACGGTTTGGGATATGTCTAGTGGGGCAACCGCGCTTTATATCGGCACTGCCAACATCACATTGTCAGACACTAGCACTTCTGCGAGAACATTTGCTGGCGGTTCGCTGTCTTACAACAAACTCACCATCGGCGGCACAACAGGCACATCTACGCTGACCATCAGCGGCAACAATCAATTTACCGAGCTTGCCTCCACCAAAACAGTAGCCCACACCATTGACTTCGGCTCTACAACTCAGACCTTCGGCAAGTGGTCAGTGACAGGCACATTAGGCAACGTTGTCACTTTAAGCGGCACTGGAACTTCACACGTTCTTGCTGGTGCTGCAACGTCAGGCATTGATTACCTTGCTATGGGATCAATTGGCTTTGCAGCCACATCTCCCGGTGAATTTTATGCCGGTGCTAATTCCACGGG